TGTTCCGATGGATTGGACTGGAAATTGGACTACTGCTACTGCATATGTAATTAACGACGGTGTTAGTATCAATGGTAAGTCTTATGTTTGTAGAGAAGCTCACACTTCTGGCGTATTTGCAACTGATTTAGGTGCAGGTAAGTGGCAACTAATTGCAGATAGAGGCTCTGATGGAACTAATGGTACTAATGGTTTAAACGGTGCAGATGGTAGAGGTATTGTTTCTGTAGTAAGAACTTCTGGTACTGGTGCTCCAGGTACAGCAGATACTTACACAATTACCTACACTGATGCAACTACAACAACATATCAAGTTTGGAATGGTACTAATGGTACTGGTTCAGGTGATATGATTGCAGCAAATAATCTATCAGATCTTACAAATGTAGCTACAGCTAGAACTAATCTAGGTTTAGGTAGTGCTGCCACTACATCAAGTTCTAATTACGCAACTGCTGCACAAGGTGCTAAAGCTGATTCTGCAGTACAACCTGCTGCAATTGCTAATATGTTGGAAACAGCTGATATTGGTACTAGTGTACAAGGTTATGATCCAGATACTCCTACTATAAGTGCAACCCAGCTGGAGATGGAAGTTGGATCTGAAGCAGCAATTAGATCGATGTCTCCTCTTAGAGTTAGGCAAGCAATACTTGCAAATGTTTTACAACAAGTTACTGCTGATGTTTCTTGGAATAGTTCAAATGATACATACTCTAGATCTAACGGCATAGCAGCCACAGTTCAGCAGATAACTGCAACTCATTTAGGAATGCGTCGTTGCTTGCTACTAGATAATGGTACAGTAAATTATTACTTAGATTCAGTTAATTCAAACTATAAGTCAAATGGAACTTCCTCAGTGCTAACCGGTGCTGATGGTCAAGTAATGGTAGAAATTCCTAGATTCTATGTTAAATTTACTGTCACTGGCACAACTAGGAACTATTCAATATCTTCAGTACCTATGTTAGGTTACACAGTACATCCCGCATTTATCAAAGATGGAATCGAAGTTCCATTTAGGTACTATGGTGCATATACTGCTTGTGTATTTGATGGCACTGTATATGAATCTGGCTTGAATTATGATAATAACTGGACTGCTGGGCAAAATTGGAGTGCTAATGGAGCCGCAGCTAAACTAGCTTCTGTATCTGGAGTATATCCTGCAATTGGTGCTACTCGTGCAAACTTTAGAACTCTTGCTGCTAATCGAGGCACAGGTTGGAGACAAGTTGATTTCTATCTAGAGCATGCTGTGCAGTTATTATATCTGGTAGAATACGGTAGTTTTAATTCTCAAGCTAAATTGGGTGATGGCAATGTTGTAGTAAGTACTGGCTACTCTGCAGCTTCTTCCGGAAACCAAACTGACTCTCCACACAGTGTAGCAGGTAAATCTAACTCGTTAGGTAATAGTTCTACAAATACTACTTCCGGTGCATCCAGTACTGCAAGAGATACTGCATTTATGTCGTATCGCGGCATTGAGAACTGGTACGGAAACTGTTGGCAATTTGTAGATGGCTTTAATATTAATAATAATCAGGCTTATGTATCTAATGTGCGATCCACATTTGCAGATGATACTTCTACTGGTTATGCTGCACTAGGTTCTGCAATGGTTGCAACTGATGGCTGGGTAACTAATCTACAACAACTTCAGTTTGGTTTCTTGCCCTCTGCAGTTGGTGGCAGTAGTTCTAGTTATGTAGGAGATTACTATTATCAATCTACTGGCTGGAGAATTGCGTTTCTGGGCGGGGCTGCGGGTAATGGCTTGAATGCTGGTGCGTTCTCTATTATCAAGCGACGGGCAACAGGGCGGCGCTGATCGGTGGCCCTTGGACTAATGGCGCGTATGCCGGTGCGTTCTGTTGGAGTCTGTTTTATGTTTCGGGCTTTCTGCATCGTGGTGTCGGTGGGCGGCTTGCTGCCTAAAATCTGTTTAAACTAATTTAACACTGTAGTGTTATAACAAAACATCTTAACTAAGATGTAACTAAAGGGGAATTGCGGTGTTGCTGAGTAATGAAAATAGTACGATTCTGGGCAGGAATGCGAATAATGGCATGAATGCTAGTACGTTCTATTGGAATCTGAATAATGATTCAGGCAATCTGAATCGTAATATCGGTAGGCAGCTTGCTGGTAGTACTGTAGTAAATGTATTGCCGCAATTATCCTGTGTACATACACAAATAGGGTGCCCCAAAGCGCAAAGTAGTGAAAGCGAAATGCGTGGGGCTCACCAGCAATGAAACGACACGGAAATTTATTCTCTCAGATAGTTGATTTAGATAATATAAGATTGGCATTCAACAAAGCACAAAGAGGAAAATCACACTATACAATAGTAAAAAGATTAAACAAGAATCCAGAAAAATATATACTTAAGATTCAAAAGTTACTTATATCAGGAACATTTACAACAGGTAAATATAAAGAAGAGACTAGATTTGACGGAGGCAAGTGGAGAACTATTCATAAATTACCGTATTATCCAGATAGAATAGTGCAGCACGCGCTGATGAATATAGTTGCTCCGATATGGAAAAAGAGATTTATACGAGATACGTTTCAATCAATAGAAGGTAGAGGAACTCATGATGCAAGAAAGCGAATTGAGTCTTTTCTAAAAGGCACCACTAAAATACATTCAATTAAGATAGATATAGAAAAATTCTATCCTTCTACAGATAATACAATATTAAAATCTCTGGTGCGATCAACTATAAAATGTTTTAAAACATTAAGATTACTGTATGATATAATAGATTCTCATATAGGATTACCTATAGGAAATTATACTTCACAGTATCTTGGTAATTTATACTTGTCGGTAATAGACTGGTTCGCTAAACAGACACTTAGAATAAAAGGTTATTTTAGGTATTGTGATGATATAGTATTATTTCATACCGACTCAAAATTTCTGCACTCTTTACTGTGCAAAATAGTAGTTGAGATAACAAAACTTAAATTAACTATTAAACCTAAAATAATTTATCGTTATGTGCAGTCGCAAGGAATTGATTTTTGTGGCTTTGTGTTTTTCGGTACTCACACAAAACTAAGAAAAAGAATTGCAACAAAAATAATAAAAACTTGCACAAATAAAACTAATCCTAAGTTATTACAGAGTCTTATGTCGTATTGGGGTTGGGTCAAAAGAATTCAAGCAAAGGTGTTTTGGAGGAAACTAATAACTTCAGAATTACTTCGTATAACAGATGGTACTTATTTAATTAATCCTTTAAGGAGAACTGTATGAAAACTGTATCAGATAACACATTACCTATGTACCAAAAGTTTGGCGATACCTTGCATATTAATTTCAATGAAGAGATTAAGACTGTTCAAGATATGCAAGGTAATGACCGCACTGTGTATGAATATACCACTGCAGTTACGTCTGTGTTCTCAGATCGTTCACAGATGGTTGATACAATTATTCGTAGTGTGTATCCTCTCTCTGCAGAATTAGCTGTTATGAACAATGCACAAGATAAACCTGATGCGTACAATGTATTTCAGATGTTCCGTTTACAAGCTAAGCAAATTGCAGATGGATGGATTAGCACTAAATGACAAAAACAACTGAACAGAAAATAGATGATCTAGAAGCTAAAGTTGAAAAACTATCCCTCGATATTGAAGATCTAGTATCAGCTTGGAAGGCAGCATCTTGGTTTGTTGGTCTAGTTAAATGGGTATCAGGTATTGCTGCTGCTTTACTTGTGATTGTTTCTTTCTACAAGGAGATTAAATAATATGGTAGGAACTGTAAAAGGTTCCGCCTTTTCTACTGGAGATAATTTTCTATTTTATTCTCTAGCAGATTTTGGCGGCAGAAAAACCAAAACTGACGTACAAAACGATGCTGCAATTCTATACGCATTAAATCAATTAGCTGCAGGAACAGGTGGAGTATTACTAATTCCTCATGGATTTGCTAATACGTTCTCCCAATCTAGTTTTCCTGTTACTGTAACACCACTTGCAGTTTGGATTCTAACTGGTAATTCATTTAAATTCTATACTAATACAGTGTCAACTCAAGAGTTTGGGCCTTACACTAAAATAGGTGGACAGGTATTAGGTAAGAAACTAATTGTAGCTCCAGGTTCAGGTGCTTCTGTACAAATTCCAGATGACACACAGAATCTAGTTGTAAATAATCCAGCTCTATATGCTGCTTTAACAATTACATTACCACAAAATCCACAAGACGGAAATACTATTTACATTTTCTGTCTTAATGGAGTTACTGCTTTAACTCTAGCAGCAGGTAGTGGGGAAGGTATTGCAACTGGACACACACTAACTACGTTAGCTTCACACGGTAATGTAAAATATGTGTATGATCTAGCAACTAATAGTTGGTATCGACTAGAATAACTTAAATAGGAGAGGTAATAATATATGTGGCAACTTCTTATTCCTGCTGTAGGCTCCATTCTGGATAAAATCTTTCCAGATAAAACAGAGGCAGACAAAGCTAAAGCTAGGTTGTTGGAACTTCAGATGAATGGGGAGTTGCAACAGATTGTAGGTCAAATTGATATTAACAAAGAGGAGGCTAAAAACCAGAATCTATTTGTATCTGGTTGGAGGCCTTCAGTAGGTTGGGTATGTTCTGCTGCATTAGCGTATGAGTATCTTGTTCGCCCTCTCTTAATTACATTTGGCATTCCAGCAGCTCCGCTAGATACTGACACACTAAACACCCTACTATTTGCTTTACTTGGTGTAGCTGGTTTGCGTACAATTGATAAGATTAAAGGAGTTTCGTAATGGCAGATATAACTTATCGTGGTAACCTATCTGCTAAAACTGTTCCAGTAGATCCTCTACTATTTGGGCGCTCAGTTATAATTAAGGGACAGGATCAAAACTACGCTGCAACAGTTGTTTCAAAAGCAGATGCCGATAAAGATATCGGTATTCCACAAGTTCTATATATTGCAAACTGTTTACCTACAGAGAATGGTTATGCAAGTATGGGGTATTTTGGATCTAAAGAAGTATGTCCAGGTACTCCTTACATTGCATTCCCAGTACGATCTGCAACTGAATCTGCAACACTAATTCACACAACAGAAGGATATTTGTATCGGTTGCGTAGAGGTGATGAAGGTGGAGAAGTATCTCAGTTTGTGTATGTAGGTACATTTGCAGGTACTGCAACTTATGCGCTAGTATCTGGAGTAACTTATATATACTTCTCTAATCTAGGATGTTACAAATACAATTTCACAACTAACACACTAGATTCAGTAACTCTTACAGGATTAACTCCAAGTAATGTATTAGGTATTACATCAACTGGCGGCTATATGCTAGCTTGGGCTACTGATGCAATTGCTTGGAGTAGTCTATTTGATGCAACTGATTTTGTACCTTCTATTGACACTGGTGCAGGTGGTGGTGGAGTAGAAGGTGCTAAAGGCGCAATTACAGTTTGTGTATCTAACTCTTATGGGGTTTATATTTTCACAGACTCTAATTGCGTTTCTGCACAACTATCGACTAATGCCAGATACCCTTTCAATTTCAAAGAGATTGTAGGATCTTCTGGTTTAGGTAGTGTACAAGAAGTGTCGTTTGAGGGTAATCAGAACTCTGCATATGGTTTTACCTCTGCAGGTTTTCAGCAAATTTCTCACAATGGTGCTAAGAATATTTGGACAGAATTATTTGAGAACGGTCTAAACTGCCCTAAATGGAATGAAGGTTCCACAATTTCTGGCTCACTTGTAGCAGGTATAGACGGTAAAGTTGTAAAAGCAAAGATTGTAGGTATTGCATCTAAATACATTTGTGTTTCAATTGGCGCAAGAGGTGGAGATTATTACGATCAGTGTTGGGTGTATGATCTAGCATTAGATAAGTGGGGCAGATTTGTAAAAGATCATTACGAAGTATTTGAAGACGAGCAATATAAGATTGGATTTATTACCACTGATAAAAGATATATCTATGTAGATAATCCATTTGCAATCTCACAATGGGAAATCGAACATGATCCAGCTTATATTGGTTTAGGTAGGTATCAAATATCTCGACAAAGAGTTACAGGTATACAAGAGATTGATTTAGAAAACTTATATCCTCTCACCTTAACAGATGAAGCAGGGCACTATGTACAAATTAACCAATATCCTGAAGTATTTGTATTGCCTTCTCTTGATGGTAAGTCTGGCAGTTTTGTGTCTACTTTTAGAAATGTTGTGGTAGGTGATGCATTTGCAAGATACCTTACTCGCAAGACTGCAATTAACCATACAGTTTTAGTGAAAGGTCATTTCAATCTTAACTCTGTTATTCTCACCTTTACACAAGGTGGAGGTAGATAAGTAATGACTAATAAGAGAGAGTTAAGTTTTCAACTCGGTATTGGTACCTCTGCTTCTTCTGCAATATCTGATCCAGAAGCAGCTGCTGAGTTTACTAAACTATACAATGCAGTTAATTTGCTAGCATATAAACTAGATGAGTATACTGGATCAATTGCTGCACCTGCATCTGATAGACCCTATCTAACACCTCAAGCTGTTAATAAGTCTGCAGGTGTTAGTAGGTTATACGGGGAAGCAACTGTTGCTTTAGTTGTTGGGGCAATTGTTAATTTTACTTCCTCAGGTAAATTGGAACTAGCAACTGTTGCGAATGGTGCTCACTGTATTGTATTAGAGAATACTGCAGTGGGTGATTTTGCTCCGGTTGCTCGTAATGCGGTACTAACTGCATTTGCAGGTCTAACTCCAGGTAAGATCTATTACCAATCTCCTACTGTTGCAGGAGGTATTACATTACTAGTTCCTTCTGGGCAAATTAAGAGGGCAGTTGGTTTCGCAGTTAATTCATCCACACTTGCATTCTATCCTGATAATATTGGAGTAATAGCATAATGTCATTACAGTTGACAGAGCATTTCACACTAGAGGAAGCTACTACAACTTCTCACACAGATCTAAATAACTATCCTACACCAGAAGTATTAAGAGTGATTCAACAAACAGCTAAGCGAATGGAAGTTGTAAGAGCTTGTTTGGGTAACAGAGGTATTAGAATTAACTCATGGTATAGATCTCCTGAGGTAAATAAGAGGGTGGGGGGTTCTTCTAAAAGCCAACATACAAAAGGAGAAGCAGTTGATTTTGTATGTCCTTCTTATGGTACACCTTATGAAGTAGCTCAAGCTCTAGTTGCTGATAAAGAAATACTTATGTTCGATCAGCTAATCTATGAAAATACGTGGGTGCATATCAGTTTTGTAATCCCACCTACAATTCCAAGGCTAGAAGTATTAACATATTTACCAGAAACTAAAAGTTACACAATCGGTATAAAACCTAAGAGGTAAACTAAATGGCTGGTGAAACAGTACAACAAGCAAGTCTGATGCCATTCTCTGGTGAAATCGGTCTTGCACAATATATTAACCAACTCTTTGGAGGTAACACAGGGCAGATTACTAATCTAGCTCTAGCTCCAACTCCAACACAACTTACAACAGAACAACTAGCAGAATATACTCCTGAGCAATTGAGTCAATTGATGACTGAGTATATGCGAGGTGCTGGTAATTTCCTTGGTGCTGCACGAGAACAAAATCTATCTGGTCTGTATAACACAGCTACGCGAAATCTAGTTTCAAATGACATTATGGCTCAAGCTGCTCTTAAGGCAACTCAAGCTAATACTGCCGTTAAAACTGCTAACGCTAATTTGGCTAATCAGACTCAAAATGCAAATGCACAGATTGCTTCTCAAGTTGCACTGCAAAATGCTAGAACACAGAATGAAGTTAATCTAGCTAACGCAAAACTTAAAGCTGCTACTCCTTCTACAGGTGTATTAGGTGGCGCATTAGGTATTGCTGCATTGGGCGCTTTGCTAAATAAGACTGGCGTAGGTAGTAAGATTAAGAAAGATACTACAGGAATTCTTGATTCTATTCTAGGCACTAATCTATCTGATGTAGGTGGAGTTACTAGAGATGATAGAGTTGCTGGAATGATGGAGATGGCTTCTCAAGAGTTAGCTTGGTTACAAAGTGGTGGCGGTGTAGATACAACCCCAATGCCAACAGATAGTTTTGATCTATCTTCTATTGGTGGTTTCTCCACACTACCTTCCAATTACGAATCAGATTTTGCAGCAAGTCAATTTGCAGATCTAGCTCCAGGTGAGCAAGTTCCAGACTTCTTATCTGCTTTCTCTGGTTGGGCTCCAAGTTACTCAGGTTACGATGAAGGTACTGGTTATGGTACTTCTATTGCAAACTATGATTTGCCTTCTATTGGAGGTGGTTATGATTTTGCATGGGATACAACACAACCTACTTATGATCTAGGCTCTGTAGGTGATTGGGCATCTAATCTAGCAAGTAATGCTTTTGACTTTAGTAACTTTAATTTTAGTTGGGGCTAACCTAAATGGCAAGTATTCCTACCCTGTTCAATCTGGATCCTACTCAGTTTGCGCTGGGTAGGTCTACTGGCAGATTGAGAAATGTAATTGGCGCACCTACCACTCAGAATGTAGCTGAGTTAGGTAACCTGTTGCAAGGTATTAAAGAAGTTAGTGCAGTAAAACCTGGTGAGTTTACATTGGCAAAACCTAATGAAGCTCCTTATACAGGTCAGAGTCTTATAGATAAGGCTCTTGCAGCATTGGATAGATCCCCTATTAAGGTTAATGATATTGCCTCTATAGTAGACATTCCGATGTATGCATCTAATTATATTAAGCAAATAGTAAACAAACAACCTGTTACTCTTGGTAATTTTATGGGTACAGGCACTCAACGGACTTTGTATAACAGAGCTGCGGCCGCGGTTAACTCTGCCCTAGATCCATTCAAACAAGAAGTTAATGCATATAATACTGCGCTAGGTGAGTATAAGAATAAAGCAGAAACTTATG